TGAACGGTCGCCTCTACCTTCTGTGCTGCAACCGAATAAGTGGACAAAGAAGGAAGGGGACAATTATGACAATGAAAACCCTTGATGCTCGGGAACTGAAAGCTGCACAGGAACTGCTGGCCCGCAAAGAGGCCGCTGAGTCTTTGCTGGAATTTACCAAATACACGTTCCCTGAATTTGTCGTCGGACCCCACCATCGACTGATGTGTGAGCTACTGGAGTCGGTGGAAAGAGGCGAGAAACGACGCGTCATGATCTTTATGCCGCCTCGTTACTCCAAGTCGGAAATCAACTCGAGGCGTTTTCCGGCTTTCTTTTTGGGCAGGAATCCAGATAAATTCGTGATCTGTGCTTCATACAACCAAGACCTCGCAGATGACTTTGGACGCGATGTTAGGCAAATCGTTTCGTCCCCCGAATATCACCGTGTGTTCCCGGACGTTCGTCTGGACCCCGCTGTCTCGGCAATGGATCATTGGCGTCTGGAAGGAAGAAGAGGTCGATATATTGCCTCCGGCGTCGGAACTTCAATCACAGGCCGAGGAGCGCATCTCTTCCTTATCGACGACCCCTTCAAAGACCGAAGAGATGCAGACTCAGCCCACATGCGAGAACTCGTCTGGAACTGGTACAAAGCTGTTGCGTTTACCCGTCTACAACCCAAAGGCGCAATAATCTTGATCATGACTCGCTGGCATGACGATGATCTTGCAGGGCGACTCATCGAACAAGCTCAATTGGATGATCGTATCCAGCCGTGGGAAATAATTTCTCTCCCAACAGAGGCTGAAGAAAATGATCCACTCGGAAGAAAGCCCGGAGAAGTTCTTTGGCCAGACTGGTATTCAGCCGAAGAAGTCCAAGAGCAAAAAGCAGTCATGGGAGAACGAGAATGGGCGAGTCTCCACCAGCAGAAACCCATTCGAGATGAAGGCGATACTTTCCAGCTTGACTGGTTTCAGAGGTATGAAACACTACCTCCTCACGACACTCTCCGATTCTACGGAGCATCAGATTACGCAACAGACGATAGTTCAAAAGATTACACTGTCCACGGCGTCTTCGCCATTGACCCTGACGCGAATATTTACGTGGTTGACTGGTATCGACGAAAAGCTAAGGCGCTGGATTGGATCGAAGCCTTAATTGATCTGATGATGGAGTGGAAGCCCTCAAAGTGGTTTGAGGAAAAAGGCCAGATCCTTAACATGGCTGATCCTCTTATCCGCAAGAGGATGAAGGAACGGAGCGTATTCTGTTACCGTGAAGCCTTCCACATGTCCACCAAGAAAGCGGATCGTGCCGTTTCCATCGCCGGTAGAGCGCAGATGGAAATGATCTGGTTGCCGAAGCGTGCGCCTTGGGTTGGAGATCTCTTACACGAGCTAACACGTTTCCCTGCTGGAGCGAATGACGATCAGGTCGATGTATGTTCCCTCTTGGGCAGAGGGTTAGGAGATCTTCGTCCCGGACGCCGTAAGCACAAGATGCCCGAGGATGTGAAGCCTTCTGGAAGGTCTTTTAACGATCTGTTAAAGCGTCACGAAAATAGGATGAGGGGAAGGGCTTCGTCTTCAGAGGCCCCTATTGTAGGAAGCCATCCAACCTTCACACCGGATGCTGAGTACATCAAGATGTTGCGAGACTCTCAGTTGATTCTGTAACTTTCTTTGAGGGCTATTATTATGACTGATACAGAGAAAGCTTTAGGGAGAATATTATGGCTAGTAAAATAGCAACGGGTGTTCAGTCTTTTGTTGGGGGAGCAGCTTCTGTTGCCGACGAGGCTGCTAGAATGCGAGACAGGAGAAAGAAAAAGAAAGAGGAAAAGAAAGACCCTAACGATCCTTTCGGTCATATTTATCCTGCCCTTGCAAACGTAAAACTTCCTGATATTACGAAGAGTAATACTAGGGCCGGAAACCCGAATCGCGCTACTCTAGCCACATTAAGCTAAAGGGTACTGTAATGGCAAAAGCAAAAGCATCAAAATCAACGTCCAAGGCTGCTGGTGTGAATTATGACTATTATCAAGCAAAGCACTACGCAATTGGCGGGAAGCCTGTAGACCCGGAGGAAGATCCTCGCACCTCTCGTAACATAAAAAAGATCTCTGATAAGGAATTATTTGGTTGGACAGACCGGTATGATGAAGCGGCCAATCTGGGCTTTAGTAAAAAGCAAGTGGACAACGAAATAAAACGCCGACGTGGGCTGCGTGCAGTAAGTGACGGTGTACAAGAAAGGTCGTCTCAATAATGCGGCCACTTTGCAAGCTGATATAATATGCCAAAAGCAAAAGCATCAAAGACGACCTCGGATTCTTCCGGCGGAGGCTGGCCAGAGAAAGCTCGTAAGATAGCAAAGGCCTCGCCCCTAGGGAGAGGTCAGTGGAGTGAGCCCGAAGGGGGATTCCCGGATAACCTGAAGGAGTTGATTCTCAATGATAAATCGACTAATATTCCGGGTTTCAAACCGTTCGAAGATGCTAAAGAGCGTGGATTTACATGGGTCCATAACGATGGAAGAACAATACGGGAAGTTTTACAAACCCGCTCTGGTCCCTCTGACATTTGGGTAGATTTTCGATCCAAGGCTCGTAAAAATCGACCCGATGCCCGTATTAAAAAGAAAAAATAAATGGCCCTATCTTATCCAAATAGAGGCGACACCGAAGGCCGTCTGAAGTATTGGACGCGCCAGATTGATTTCGCCGAGAAGTATTACGCTCCGATCTTTGAGGCATCTGAAACACTGATATCTCAATACAACATGGAGCCTGCTTCTCTACGTGAAAAGCTGACTGATCAGTCATCTTCCAGAAAGGTTGATCCTGCGGTTCGCGTCAAAGCGAATCTGGTGTATGGATGGGTTGATCAGCACATCAGTAACCTCGCTGCCCATGATCCCCGCTTTCGAGTCCAGCCGTTCAATCAGCAGGGCGTGGGAGCCGAGACGTCGGTAGCCAGAATTTCTGATTACTGGTATCGAGAGACGGGCCAACTTGCACAGGACAAGAGGGTTCTGTTGGATGCCTTCCTTTCGCCTTTCGGCGTATCGAAGATCGGCTGGACTGCCGACATCGAAGGCATCGTTGAGAGGCTGGTCAATTTCGATCCTGATTCAGTGATCGACGATCCAATGCAGGAGACAGAATTCTTGCTTGGAGGCCAGCCCACTCGAATCATGCCTGATCAGCTACATGAACAGCACATCGAGATTCATGTGGCAATGACGCAACAGCCAAACATAACCCCTGCTGCGCGCCAGTTAGTCGAGGCACATATTAAAGAACATGACCGGATGTTGAATCGGGGTGATCCAGACAGGAATACCACGGTCAAATGGGAATCCCCCTTCGGCCAAAGGTGGGAATTCGGATCATTCCTAATTGATCCCCTCGCTCAGAATGGACTCTCGGACGCACGGTGGATTGCCTTCAAGTGGCGACGTCCTGTAGATGAGGTCGTGTCAGATGGTTCGTTGAGCAATACGACCCATCTTGAGCCTGATCCCCATGAGCGCATTGCCGGGGCTCCTGAAATGGACCCACGGTTCGTATTAGATGACTTCGGTATGGTCACCGGCTATGAGATCTGGGCCCGAAACTTCCCTGTTGATATCAATCAGCGGCGAAATCTGTTCATCAACTTCTCCAAACATCACAGTAAGTTCTTCAGGGACGACGAAGACTGGCCGTATGAGCGTTTGGAGGATTACCCTGCCGAGATCCTGAACTTCAATGCAGGCATCCATACGTGGTTCAATAAGCCGCCTCTGTTGATGGCCGGGGCCGATTCAGTGCAGACGCTGATCCACGAAATCATGGACTCCTACCTGCACGTCGTGCGTAAGCAGAAGAATCTCTTCCTGTATGATCCTGAGTATCTGGAAGAAGGTGAGATCGACGACGTGTTAGCCTCACCTGACATGACCGCCTTCTCTGTTGAGGGGCTGGCTCAATCCAACGGACGTGCTGTTATACCGATTGAGTTTGGGAATGTCATGTCTGAGAAGGGGGAATTGCTATCTATCGCAGAGAGACTTCTCGATAGAGCGGCAGGAACCCCGCAGCCGGGGCGCGTCCCCGACCCAGAGTCAGCCACAGAAGCGAATATCATTGACCGCAAAGCCACTGCTCGGGAAGATGAGAGATCAGATCTGTTCGAGAAGTTCCAGATCCGTAAGGCTAACAAATTCTGGAAACTTACCACTGAATTTAAGCCCGAACGACTGTTCCTCATTGACCCCCGAGCGCAAAAGTTCGTGCAAATTGATGATGATGTCGTGAAGGGGGAGTATGCCTTCGAGATCGACATCTCGTCTTCAGCACAGGCAGTGGCCCTTGAGCGCAAACAGTGGCTCGACCTGTTGAATCTGTTCGCCGGTATGACTGAGGTTTTCCAGCTAATTCACGGCCAGCCACCGAATATAGCTCGGATTGCCGAACTTTTACTGGTTCGGGGGTATCAGATTCAGGACCCGGCAACAATTCTTCCCTTCTTGGAGCAGGCACTAGCTGCCGGTCCCGAGAACATCGAAGAAGAAATTATTCAGCAGCTAACTGGCCAACCCGGAGGCGGAGGTGGTCCATCCGCAGCGGTGAGTGCGGCCATTCAAAAAGGAGGCGANAGAGGCCCCATTAAATCGGAACAGTTCCGAGGCGGGGAACCTGCTCANTCTCGCGTCTTGGGTCAAGCGACCCGAATAACTACGGAGGGATCTAATGGCCAAGAGTAAGGCACCTGCAACGCCTAAGACAAAGGAACCTGTAAAGCCTAAGGCACCTGTAAAGAAGAAAGATGAAGAACTTCTTATAGGGCTGGTCGCCATCCGAACTGCGATGACGGGTATGCGAATAACCTTTGGAGATCAGGAAGAGACTCTGTATCTCATGGAGGCTCAGCTTCGAGATCAATTGGTTGATCTGATCGACCAGATGATCGGAGAAAGGAACTGATATGAGTGGCGTGGACGCCCTTGGTGATATCGTCGTTACTGGTTCAGCGAAAGCGTCTAAGACGATGGTCGATGATATGGAAGAGGCACGCCTCGAAGCAGAACTTGAAGTCGCGGAAACAAAAGTCCATCATTTAATGCAGATGGATCCTTTTCATGATGACCTGATAGGTTTGGTTGAGAAGAGGAATATGCTATGCCGCGAACTTCATAGACGTCATATGGAGCGTGAGTTTGAGAGGATGGAAAAGTCATGATGTATGACTACAAATGCCCGCATTGCCAGACGGTCCACAAGGATGTGATCGTAGCAATGTTAGAGCGTGATACTCATGTGGAAACCTGTTCAACATGCGAACTACACGGCATGAAGAGGACTTTCCCTGTTGAGGCCGCTATGGGTTACCAGCCTTTTGAGGCATATTTTGATCCGGCTCTTGATATGGATATCAATGGCCGGGGCGAATTGAAGGAAGCCATGAGCTTCTACGGCGTTCAACAAGCCGGTGATAAGAAGCGTGGCGCACGAAATGAAGAAGTATCCGAGAATGCGGCTGTTATCGACATCTCGGCTCCTACCGGCAGGAGACTGTCGACCGTTCAGCGGGAAAAGGAGCAAGATGCCGAAGACGCCCGAAGAGCTTGGCAGGTGCAGTCAGAGGATCAGGATGGGAATCTGAGTGTGCCCCAAGAAGTTGCTGGACTGCCGAGTCCATCAACAGCAGTCCGAACCGGGAAACTTGAAGGAGAAGAATCATGAACCGTGCTGAAGATGCTGGTCCCCAGACGGCGGATCTGTCCAAAAACGCTGCTTATGATGAGCTACGTCAGATGGACGCCCGCGCAAATCTGGATGAGATCAATTCCGTCAACAGCGAAACGGGTAGGGAGCTTACCCGCAACACCGACCTTGGAAGAGACGAAGATCCCGGCAACGGATCATCTGACTCGAATTCAGGGCAGAAAGCCGGTCGAGATAATGTGCTTCGTTATCTGGAGGATCATGCAAATGATCTTCCGGGGGGTGCTGAAACCTTTCGAGATCTTCAGCGCCAGATTACACGCATGGGAACTGAACGAGCCGAAACAAGCGAGCGACTTGCTCGCCTTGAAGGCCGCCTTGAAGGTCAAGGCGGAACTGGAGGTGAGGAAGAGCCCGTTTCTGAAGAAGCAACCAAACGCGAGGCAATGCTCAATAAGCTTCGTCCGGGACAGCGCGAGATTTTTGAAGCGCTTGTCGACGAATTGGGCTTAGTGAGCCAAGATCAAATCGAACAGGAGAAGGCAGATGCTGATGCAGAAGCCTTTACTGCGAACACTATCACTGAGGGAATCGAGAAGTTTGGCGATGACTTTGGCGAGATGGTGAACGGGCGATTTGAGTGGAATCCTGATCTAAAGGAGTCTGTCAGTGAAGTCTTTCAAAGGCTGACATCTGAGGAGACGGGAATCACCCCGATGGATCTGTATTGGCTTGTGAGGGGGCCTCAGTTGATTGCTGATGCTTCAGGTCGTGCGGTTGGTCAGGAGCAGAACAATTCGCGTGAGCGTATTGCGAAGCGCCTCAGAGCCTCTACGACGGAGCAGTCTTCTCCGGGCGTTCGGTCCCAATCAGTTATCTACGACCGTGCTAAAGGAGACACACTCGATACCGTTGTAAACAGAGCGGTATTGGAGTCTCTTAGAAGCGGTTAAAACCGTCAGGAGCATTAAAAATGGTAGGCGAATCTAGCCTAACCCGGACATATGGTCCTCTACTGACGACGACTCTGGATAAGATTCTGGGGTCTGGAGTAATTCAGGATAACGTCTTTGACGCTAATCCAACATTGGATTACTTCCGCAGCGGAGATCGTATTAAGGTGGTCGATGGTGGTGAGCGTATTCGCATCCCCGTCATGACTGGCAAAAACAGCACGTTTAAGTGGTATTCAGATTACGAAATGCTCAACGTCACGCCGCAGGTCGGTCAGACTACGGCGTGGTTTGCGTGGAAGCAGGCGGCAGTTGGTATTTCGATCTCCGGTATGGAGATTCGACAGAACAAGGGGCAGGCAGCGGTAGCGGATCTCCTGAAAGAGAAGGTTAATCAGGCCCAGCTTTCGCTTGTCGACGGATTGGCCACAGGCATCTTCTCAGATGGCAGTGGATCTGCGAATAAGCAGATTAGTGGTCTTGAGTTGATGCTTGAAGACACCCCCGGAACGACTGCTTATGCTCAGGTTCCGACGACGAACACCAGTTGGCGGAACAAGTCAGCGTCCTCCGTTGGTGCTGCGGCAACCAACCTCGTCCCGAATGTGCGCTCAATTTTCAACCAGTGTTCTCAGGGCAAGGATGGCGCAGCTTCCAAGCCAGACTTCATTGTATCCACCCGAACGATTCACGAATCGGCTGAAGCTCTCATCACGCCTCGCGTTCGTTTCGCACCCAACCCTTCGGGCGGTGCGGATCTCGGCGTTGAGGAGTTGATGTTCAAGGGTGCGCGTTGGATCTGGGATGATTTCTGCACCTCAGGCAACGTTTACATCTTGAATGGCAATCATGTGATGTTGTTCGTCCATGCTGCTGCGAACTTCGCCCAGACCGATGAGGGCTTCCAGAAGCCTATCGATCAGGACGCGCTGTCCGCGCAGATTCTTTTCATGGGTAATCTTGCCACAAACAACCGTCGGAAGCTTGGCAAACTGACGGGCGTGACTTGAGAGAGGGGCCATAAATGGCTGCGGGAGATGTCACAATTGATACCGTCCATTCTGCGGGAGACTACTCTGTTGTAGTAGGCACCGTAGAGGTGGATGTAACAGACCGAAACTTTGCCATTGGTCCGACGTCGTCGACGCTTTTGTATTTCAATACGATGGTGGCAGACAATTCGGCGTCTGATGATGCTGAAGATGCTGCTCTGCCCGCCGCGCAGTTGAATATGAATGTGGCGAACACGGCGACCAATGGGACAGTCAGTATCGAAGCCACAGCCGCTCACACTTGGCGGTTTGAAGCCGGAATTATCGGGATTATTTAAGGAGATATAATGCAGATTCCCAAGCTGACACGCGGTGTGGCCGAAAAGGTCTACATCGTAGTCGAGAACAATGAAGGGGCTGAACTACTTCCGGGCGTCGTTACCGAATGGACAGCGACTGCTACGGTGGCAGATCAGGGCCGCCTTGTTGAGAAGGTGGATATTATCGTTAATG